TGAAGTACGTCTCCTTTTTTATAGATACGTGCGTAAGCATAAGATGGGTTTAATTTATAACCTGATTCTTTTTCCATTCTTTCAGTCAAACCATCAAGAACAGTTTCAAAAGCTGTGTCCCCATAGTGAGAATAAGTATTGGGAATCATAGGATCATTCCATATTCCCCACTCTTCTGTAAATGGAGAAATGTATTTGGTATCAAATAAAAATTTAGCTACTTGTCTTTTATTTTTAAAATATCTATAAATAAAATCAGCTACTTTTCTAGGGATTGCCTCTTTGATTACTTTAAACTTTGTTTTTTTGAACGCCATTTTTTACCTCCTTTCTTTTATCTTTGCCCATAATTTATTACTCCTTTTGGTATTGCTTGACAATTAAAATGTATAAATCTAAATGTACTATATCCCATATCGGGTGGATACATATGTGGTAAAAAAGAAGGTGTAAATATTATAGAGCCTGGTTTAACTTCATAATTTATTTGATTACTAGCATAAGTTACTTTTTTAATATCTTTTTCTGGTAGTAAATTCATAAGTCTCCCGGACCTTGGTTCACATAATATCGGTCTAGGAGTAGATTCAGAAGTTTTTAAAAAATAAAAACCAGATATATGCCCATTCCAATGAGTGTGGATATACTGGGTTCCTCCTCCTTCTTTAGCAAACTCTTGTACCCACATTTCTGTAGTAAAGACCTGATAATTAGTTAGATCATAACCCATTTCAACTAATAAGTTATGAGAGGTAGCTCCTATATAATTTTGGAGTGTCATAAAACTAGGGTCATTAATTAAACTTTGTGACTGATAAACAAATCCCCTATCTCCTTTATTTCCAAATTTTTTATTTCTTTCATCAATTTCTTTTTTCATATTCTTTTTAGCCTCTTCAACATATGGATCGGCTGCTTTGTTAAATTTTTTTACAAAAGCAGGCTCGTACTCATACCAAATAGGGGTTGAAAATAAATCATCTCTCTTTAATTGTGTTGGAAAAGAATTAGTTAATTCTCCACAAGATATTTTATCAAAGTGTTTTTGTGTTTTTTTAGCTTTCTTTTGTTTCTTTTTCATCTGTATGGCCACCCTAAATGCCAAGTAGGCATTGAATAACGTACTCCTTTAGTAACAGGTTTAACTCTATGCCAAACAAAAGATGGGAAAACTATCAAAGATCCTTTTTCAGATACTTCCTTAGCCACTACAACATTTCTTTTTTTATCCGGATCTAAATTTCTAAAATCAAATTCTAGTTCTCCTCCTTTATAATCTTTAGGATCAGATAAAACTAAAACACTTGTTATTTTTCTAACTTTACCGTGATTAGGTTGACCGGGATTATTATATACACCGTCCCATGAATCACAATGCCAATCATAATGTTGATTTAATTTATATTTTGTAAATTGGGCAGCTTCAGAAAAATCCCATTGAAAATTCCATCCTGCATCAGCATTAGCTCGATGTACATAAGGGTGAATTTCTTTATATATCCAACGATCACTGACCCATACTATATCTGAATTTCTTTTTTGATGAAGTTGTTCCATTCCTTCTTTTGTTGTTGGAACATTACCTTGTTGACCTCCGGTAATAGCTACTTGGTCTTTCATAGATAAACAATATTTTTTTATCTCTTCACAGATTCTGTCCGGAACAGCTTTTTTAAAATAAAAGTAATGGTGTTTAAGATTCATTTCTTTTTATACTCCTTATAAGGTAAAAATACCATGGAAAATTTGGACCAAGTATGTCTTTATTTATTATAGTCATCTCTTTATAACTTCTTTATATATTATATCATATTATTGATTCAGAATAATTGATCTGGATCAATCATATTAATGTTAACCTTTTAGACAAATTCATAAGTGATAGTTTGCACAAAGTTTAAAGAATCTTTTTGATTGTTGGTGATGTAATACATTTGTGTAGATGGAAACATAATAAATCTATTGTTTAAAAGTGGTATATCCCAGCTTCTTCCTTTCCGTCTGTTATCGTCATAGTGTATTCTAACAAAACATTTATCAACTTTTACTCCATATAACAATGTGTAATCAGGAGAATTTCTTAAATCAACTGGATCGATGTTTAATAAAGGTATTGTTGTCTCCGCAGGTTTATATATATTACCCCATGTGTCTTTGTTGATAAGACGGATATCATACTCAAGACCAATATGATCTCGCATATATGTATTTAATTTATCTAAAGTTTTTGAGAATTGTAATTTTTTATTAGTTAAACTAGAATGTAAAATGTGGTGAGCTAAATCATTTTGATCTATTTCCCAATCTTTCGGCATTGCAACATCGCCGTAATATAATCCTATTTCTGATAATACTTTCTTCTGCATACCACCATGCATATATAAATTATGCTAATGCGTCTGTCAAGTCCCAACCAGCCGTGTTATCAGCTTGATATGCAGATTCATTCCAAACATAATACCACTTATGAGTACCAGCTTCGTTTTGTGAAGTTTGTTCTGCAGTTAATTCTGGAGCATCACCCAATGGAGATCTCCATCTAGCTTCTGCATTATATTTGACCCAAGATGCGTGAAGTTTTTTAGGCCAAAAGATTTGATCATCTTCCTCCCAAGTATAACCAATCCCTGCATAGTTTCCTCTTAATGCTTTTGATTGATCTGCTGATTCATTACCGTCAGCGTCATAATGTTTGCCGCCTCTAGTATTGTAAGATGTTTGAATCCACATTTGTGCGGGCCAATTATTGTGTTTTTCTAAATATTGTTGACCTACTGCTTCGTCTTCAACGCCATCAGCGTTCAGCATATCAGAGTTATTCAGTGTTAATACTTGAAGAATAACTTTTCCGTTTGCTTCTAATTTTGCAAAATGTGCCATAATGTTTCTCCTTATATATGTTTTTTATATATCATTATTACTTATATTTGTAACGGACAATAACTACTCCAGCTTGAGCAGAAGCAGTCGGTGTAGGAGACGCTGGAAAAGTTCCTCCAGATCCCATTCCGTGACCTCCAGCATTTCTAATTGGAGCTGATGCATTTGAATTACCTGGTCCTTCCCCATCTCCACCTGCAGCATGAGTAATTGCACTTCCTGATATAGAAGTAGGAGTACCTAGTCCAGGACTTGCTCCTTGAGTTGAAGTAGGGCCACCAGTTCCAGCTCCACCGCCACCACCTGAAGCTTCTCCTGGTGATCCAGCAAAACCTGGATTTCCTTGAGATGGACTTACTGGAGGGTTATTACCAGCTCCACCAGAAGCACCAGAATAATCTCCAGCTCCACCACCTGATCCACCAGCATTTCCTCCGCTTGGTCTTGGTTGTCCTGCACCCCCACCAGCAGATGTAATACAAAAAGCTGAACTATCACTACCACAACTTGTTCCACCAGCTGCTCCTATGGTAATTGTATAATCTGTTGCTGAAACTGGAGCTCCACCACAAGCTGCTAATGGTGAAGCTGTATAAGAATCACCAGTGTCTTTTCCTTCTCTAAATCCACCTCCTCCACCTGCTCCAGGACCTATACCAGGGCCTCCACCTTTTCCTCCACCACCACCGACTACTACGTAAGAAACTACATCGTTAGCCGCACAAGTCGCTAGTGAACAAACTGTAAAAGTACCTGGTCCTGTAAATGTATGAATTTTGTAATTTCCAGAAGTAGCTACCCCATCTCCACCTGTCGCCACAATATATGAGGCACCTTTTCCTCCAGAACCAAATCCTAAAACTTGATAGCCAAAACCTTTTGTTCTCTTTGATTGTATATTTCTTGAACTCTTACCTGTTGTACGTAAGTCGTTTATATTTTTCATACTATAAACTCCTATCCGTCGTTAGCAGCATCGGTTGTATAGAATAATTTGATTCCTAATACTCGTGCATCACCAGTAAAAGTATCACTACCGTCAGCTGCGTCTCTATATAATTGAAAAAACGTATAATCATCGTCAGCGGGAGATCCTGCGATTGTCATTGCAGAACTCACTGAAGTCATTTGTACATCTTCTACAGTTCCAATTCCAGCGTCTGTGACTTCTTGAGCTGTTCCAAAAACTACATCGGCTGTGTCGCCTTCAGTACAACTGACACCTTGAAGACCAAAAATACAGTTATCCGTATTCGTATTACCTGGACTCCAAAAAACTTGATATGTTACTGTACCTAAATTCCATGATTTAGGCATTGCAATAGAAAATTGTGCATATTCAGCTGTACTTGCATCAAAATCTAAAACTTTTAATTCAGGTCTAGTTGCTGTAGTTTCAACTGCTTGTGCATCCGCTCCGTTGGTTGTTGTACCAAACATCGCTTGTGCCGGAACCCAAATCGTTTCTGTTCCTGCAACTTTAACTGCCGCTGTTCCTGATTTAAGTACTCCCGATCCTTTGGGATTTAAATTTAAATCAACGTTTGTTTCACCCGTTGAAGAAATAATTGGGCCATTTCCAGTAGCTGCGTTAGCGAGTGTAATTTCATTAACTGCAGATCCTGTAGCTGTTAAAAGAGCTAATTCGTTTCCGTTAGTATCTAAAATAGATGTTCCAATTTTAGGACTTGTTAAAGTTTTGTTTGTTAAAGTTTGTGTTCCTGTAAGAGTTACAGTACCCATTCCAACGTCATCTATATCTGGATTTGTAGCGTCATTAGCCGTTGCATAAATTATTTTCACATCGCCAGCTGCAAAAGTAACAGTGTTTCCACCACCAGATACATATTTAAAAACTACCGAGTCATCGCATGAATTTTTAATTATATAAAAAGTTTGAACGTCTAAAGGAATTGTAACATTTCTACTTGCTGAAAGAGATCCTGTTAATTCAATTACTCTGTGTGCAAGAGTAGCACCTGTTGTACCATCATTTACAGATAAATCTGTGTCAGCTCCATCAGTTACTGCTTGTGTTGTATAGCCTCCGGAAATCTGTTCTATAATATTCCAGTTTGTATTTGTTAAAGTTCCCCATGTACCGGCTTTTTCGCCAGTCGCCATTAATTGAACCCCTAAACCCGTATAAGTTGATGCCATGATTTTGTTCTCCTAATTAATTCCTGTTTGGTTTTTATATTTTGTTTTACTCATATTGTCAACTATTAAGCTGTTCGTTTAGTCCAACTTCCACCCTGTGTAGGAGTTCTTTTACTCCAACTTCCACCTTGACTAGGCTCTACTTTTCCCCAGGCTATTGGGCCTCCTATTTGTCCTAAACTGGTTGTTGCTTCTTGACCAGTTAATCCCATTACTTGATCTACTGGTGTTATAGATCCAACTGAAAGAGTAGCGGAAATTCCTGTTAACCCCATTACATCTGCAGGAGTAATTGCTCCGACAGCAGAAGTTGCGGAAACTCCTGTTGGTTGAACTGTTGGATTAGATGTAATGTTTGGAGCACCTACATCAATTTCTAATTCCAGCCCACTTAATGATTCGGTATAATCTCCTCTTGCAGTTGGTGTTCCATCAGAAACAGTCATTGGAAGTCCCGTTAAAGGAACTCCTACTCCAACAATAATTGAACCCACATCAGTTTCTAATTCTAACCCCGTTAATGATGCGGTATAGTCTGATCTAGCGACTGGAGATCCTACGGTTCCTGCTGCAGAAACCCCAGTTAATCCCATTACATCAGCTACTTCTAATACATAATCTCCCCATCCACTATTGCCCCACGATCCTAGACCCCAGGCTTGATTACCAATAGCAGTAGTTGCGGAAACTCCGGTTAAAGAAACATTGATTGCGTTTTCGCCCCAGTCATTATCGCCCCACGCATCACGGCCCCAACCATCAGTTGCGCCTGCATAAGCTAATGTACCTAAAGATGCTGTTAATTCAAAACCGGTTGGAAAAATAGTAGTAGCATTTTCTCCCCAGTTTTCAAAACCCCATGTATCTCTACCCCATCCTGATTCAGGATAAGCGAGAATATCTCCTAAAGATGTAGTTAAAGAAAGACCTGTTAAACTTAGAGTGCTTGTATTTTCTCCCCAATCATTATCTCCCCATGCATTACGTCCCCAACCATCGGTTGCTTGCGCATATGCTAAGTCACCTAATGAGGAAGTGGTAGAAAGTCCTGTTAAAGAAACTGTAACAGTATCAGATTCCCAAGAGTTATAACCCCAGGTTGTTCCGGCTTTATTCCAAGTGTTAGCCATAAGGAAGAACTCCTTATGCTAGCTGTATAATAGCTGTTGATGCAGCTGCTGCTGGAAATTCAATTGTGAAAGTTCCACTAGTAACTGTTTTATCTCCACCGAATGCGATTGTACAAACAGCAGGATCACCAGATGCGTCTTCATTAAAAATTAAACAACCGTTAGCTGTAAAACTAGACGATGTCCATGAAACATTCGCAAAGTCACAAACTGCAGTATCCGAATCTAAAACTGGAGTCACACTTGTAAGAGCTTTTCCTTTTGCTGTGTAACCTGTTCCAGAAATTTCGTTAGTGTCAGCATATGCAGTTGTAGATTTATTAATGGTTGCTGAACTTGTATATAAAGCTAGATTAAAAGTATCTCCTGTCGATGCAGTAAAGTTATGAACAGCGGTTAAAATTTCTGTTTTGAAGCTATTACAAATTGCTGATGTTATTGCCATATTTATCTCCTAATTATTGAGGCGGTGACTCGATCGGTATTCTTATTGTACCATCCGTGTAATCGTCTCGTCTTCTTCTTCCAATTTGCAAACTTGCAAACTTTTGTAGTTCTTGTGTATACTTTTGTTCATATAATGTCAACATATCTGCTGGGCCTTTTAAATATCCATAAGCTTCCACTAAAGTAGCATATAATAAGCCTTGGGGAAAATACCTACTTACATAAGTCCCAGAAGTATTAGTCCCTAATCCTGTTGGCATTGCATTTCCATGAATATTTATCAAATAATTAGCATCGGGTGTAGGAGCCATTATAATATTACCCGAAGTAG